CATGCCTTAATCTTGCCTCATATCCATTCTTCTTCCAAGCATATTTCATAACAGATAAGAAAACATTTAGACAATGGGATTTATGTTCGCCATCTAACTTATTTAAATGGTGGTATAATTTATAAGTAATAAATAAAAAACCTCTACTTGTGTCCATTTTTAACCTCAACTGTAGCAATAGTATCGTTGTGCTGACTACCATGTGCAACAAGCACAATTTTTATTATTTCAAATCCATATTTTTTTCCAATTCCATTAGAGTTCCAACCGAAAGAAATTACCTTACCACCAGGTTTTATTATTCTTGATATTTCTTTTCTACAATTAGACCAATAACTATTATTCATTGGGTGGTTAAAAGCTAAACCATTACTAGAATACATTTCTTTTAATTGTCTTTGTGAATAA